AATGATTCATCAATTTTTTTAGACATTGTCTATCTCCATAGAGTTAATAGTGTTCTATTGATAAATATTTGGAAAAAATGTTTTTATCGTTTTCGCTTTGATGCCTTGTCTATTTTATCTTGTTCAGATTTCTTTTGTTTGACAAGCTTATCAGTATAAAATCTTCGTAAATATATAGGCATATTATATACATCACTAAATGTAAATCCGCCCTCACTAAAATAAATTAGATTAAATATGCCCTCATGTACAATGGGCCGGTATTCGGGAGTTACCGGGAGGGCCAGAAGAAATTTACTGCTATTGGTAGTTCTAATTCAGAAACTTCACCACAAAAACCACAATTAAATACTGTTGTGAAATCTATATCTGGCATGTGATCTGAATAGTATGCTCTATAAGCCCTAGAATCCATAGCAAAAAATTCATTCTCTATAAAATTATTAATGAATGCTGACTCTTTGTTACCATCAACAGAAACTAATTGTTTTCTTAATCTCGTAGTAACTTCCTTTGTACGACCACCCATAGTCTTTTTCATTTTTACAATATCCCTAGTAGCATCAGCTTCATCTTTATGAGTCATGAACTTAAACTCTATTTTTCTTTTAGACTGAGGAAGTTCATATTCAAAAATATTAGCATTTTTAAAATATTTTTCATCAATTTCTTTATGTTTAAATGTTGTTAAGTCATATTCACAATTCTTCTCAGTTTCACCACAATCTGGACATACTGTGTCAACACTATAGATCTTTCCATAACCAAAAATTCTTGATGCAACCATAATAGCATTCTTATCACCTATCATAAGCTCATTTAATGTTACTTTAGATGCGATAAGAGACTTAAGAAGTTCATCTAATACTACTCCCTTCTGTATTAAATTCTGTGAAGTGAGAATATCCTCTTCCTTTGCAGTCATGTATTTTACTTCTATTGTTCCACCACTGAGTACGTGTCCTTCTGGATACAATAAACCCTTACTAGGTAAGTCCACTACTTCCGTAGGGAAACCTTGTTGTTTTTCAGCCATTATAACTCCTTGTTATTTGTTCTATTTACAACTGTTATCTTTTCTCATCAAAGACAGAATGCCACAAATGTATTTGATGATGTTTAAAATTTTAGAATTGCAATATTGCGTAATCGTATCTAAGTGTGCAAGTCATTTCTACTGGATCAGATGTTGACCAATCAAGATCACCAAAAGCAGCTGACTGAATATAGGCACCTACAAGTTGCCATTCTTCAATAATATCTCCTACTGGTCCAAGTAGATTAAAAGTAATATTTTTCTTATAAAAATCTGAATATCCATCACGTCCAGTTACTGATTCGTGAGATAATCGCACCCATTCCATTACAGCTTGTGCTGCTGAAGGTACGATTGGATCATACATTGTTATGTCAATGGTTTGCCATTCCCCCTTACCCTTAATATACCGTTTTACGTTTATATGATCAAGTGTTACTTCTTCAAACTCAATACTTGGACGACTTGCGGCTTTTATGGTGTAAGCTGGAATGCCCTCGATATACATGATAAACCGATTCTGAACCTTTGGTTCGAATTGTGTAAACATGATGTCATTAGGATCAATCAATTGTGGCATTCTAGTTCTCCTGTTACAATTTTATCGATAATAAATATCATTAAACAAGAAAAAATTACAGATAAAACGAAAAAGCCCAGAGGTTTAGTCTGGGCTTCTAAGTATTTTTAGATCAGCTTATGCTGGAAAGCTTGCTCCTGTTGGTTGTACGACAAAATCTAATACAATGAACTCAACCGAACGAGCAGGTTGCAGATAAATCTGTCCAACCAACTGATTACGATCGATAACGTCCGCTGTGTTATTTGTATCGTCCATTACAACTCTGAAAGCAGTCAATCCTTGATTTGATTGTACTGAATCTAGATAAGGATTCACGATGTTTAAGAAGCGATTCCTCGTAGCAACTGTATTGTTTTCAAACAATAAGTAACGAGAAGAGCTAGCAATAAACTTCTTAATCCTAATAAGCATTCTACGTACATTAATACGATCAAGTGCTGATGGTTTTGCTTGCAATGTTTTTTGACCAAAAACTACAACTCCCTGTCCTGGGAATGATGCAATTGGATTAACACGTCCTTCATAGAGAATATCTCTTTCAGCATGTGTCAATCTTGTTTTTGCTTCTAGAACATTAGCTAAGCCACCACGATTAAGACCTGCAGGTGCAAACCATTCATGTGCTACTCTATCATTCTGAGAGAACACTCCTGGAATTACAACTGAAGGTGGTACCCATGTTGGCAAATTGATGCTATCATCCAGAACTTTCACCCATGGATAATATGTTGCTGCATAATTTGTATCTAAGCTCTGTATTGCGTTAGTACATGCAGATATTCCATCACCCCATGCAGAGTTATCAAATATGTAAAATGCATCGCCCCTATTCTTAACCATATCCATACCATGATTAATTGGATTAGGGTGTAGTGTGTAAATTAAACCAGGTGTGGCGAGTAGATTAATATCAAACTCATCCTGATTACTTACAGCATTCAATGCCATCTTGTATGCTTTTGATCCACTTGCAGTTGAAGTTGAACAATCAAACCCTTGTTGGTTAACTCCAGTAATATCTCCTGCTGTGTTCTTTTTAATAGCCGGGTTAGCGCCATCAAATCCGCCTTGAAAAGCTACTGTGAACTTATGCTGAGAAACGTTAGATGTTCCTAATGCAAGTTGTGATGCACTAGTAGCAAACGTTGCAGATCCACCAAAATCAGCTGCCTTTGCATCAGCATGTCCCCACATATCATTAAGACTGAAAGTCACATTGTTATATGATTTAGCTGCAGTATCTACTGGTGCCATATAGGTTCTATTATCAGCAGAAGAGAAATTAAATCCATAAAATGCTGTGGTATCAAATTCCCCTGTGTTGCTATTTTGCTGTGTTGCAGTATAAGCCGCAGGTGGAACATCAAATTGGTCTCCAATCAATGATGCAGTTGCAAATGAATTTACCATCTTTCCATGTCCAAATGGTACGTTTGTGTTAACACCGCCAGTTTTTACATCAGGATGTGGTGAAACATAAATGATTTTTGACATATTTGGCCAATCACCATTATAAGTTAATTTGCCATCAGTATCAATAGATACCCATCTATCACCAATTTTACGAGCAAAATAATTTGCTGAATTTGGGTCTAGGTTAAGGTTATCCCACTGTTCTACAATTGTGTCATCGCTTTCCTTCCAAGTTAGTGAATCTAGTTGTCTTACCTGTAATGAAAACGTTCCCCAATCAGAACCTGCTACATCAGCTGCTCGTTTTATATTGGTAATACCAATCTTATACTTGCGCTGTGTATCAACTTCGCCATGCGACCTCATGTATACTTTAAAAAGATCTGCTGTTCCGCCCTCAATTTTTTGAGATGTTACATACGGTGTGGAAGCATTCTGATAATCTTGACTTAAAGAAATATTTTGAATTGATCCTGATACAACAGCTGACGATGAAGCATGTGACTCCATTGCTGCTTTAAATACTTTATATAAGTAATATGGTGATTCCTTTCCATTTGCTTTTGTTACGAGTGGATTCGAGCTAAATACATTTTCAATAAAATTTGCGTTTGCTGAAGTGAATGAGCAAGATACAGCAAATGATCCAGTTGTTACTGAGAATGCAGCCATTGTTCCTTCTACTGTGCTGCCAACGAATCCACCTGCAGGATTGGAATTTGTTGCACTTGGTGCTAATACTGCATATGTACGATAGGCATCGGATCCGGATTGATGTGCACCTATATGCATAGCTGCAGTTGAATATCCTCCAAGCCCTAATACTCTAACTATTGTTACTGTGCCAGCACTACGTAAGTACTCTCGCACTGTAAATGGGACATATAAGTCTTGAGAAAGTTCCCCGAACATCTCCTTAAAAGCATTAAAATTGTTTACTACTGTCGGTACAAATGCAGGTCCTTTATTAGTTGGTCCTATAATTGCAGCGCCAATTTCAGCAATGCCTTGTGGGAGGAACGATAAATCCTTTTCACGAGTAAATACGCCCGGTGATACTATTCTCTCTGCCATTTGAATTCTCCAGGTTATTTTTTTATGAAATTAATACTATAATTCTAAAAATAAATATACACTAAAGATATGAAAAGTTAAAAAGATGCAAAAGTTAATTTACATTTATTAGATTAGTTATTTTATGCAGTTTCTTTAGCAGCTTCTTTAGCTGGTGCGGCTGCCGGTGCCGGCGTAAAGACTCCTGTTGCAGGATCTAATTGACCTACCCCATACTTTTCATTGAAAGATTGAGCAAGTGTTTGCTCACTTCCTTGTAGTGTTCCTAATTCAGTTAATAGAGCATCTTCTAAGTCACCTAATGCTTCATGTTGCTTATCATGAGCTATCTTTTGCATTGCTAAGTTACCCATTCTCATCTGAATATTTTGATATGATGTTTGCACATCAGCTAATTGCTGCATTTCATCATCAGTAAATTTGACTTCTTTGCTACCAGCCATTATTAAACTCCCAGTTAATTGTTAAATTATTAAAACAGTTGTAAAACATTCTATATTATATATATTAAAAAAAGTTGAAAAAGAAATTTTTATTTAAAATAATTAAAATTAATTATCAGTCTATATTCCTCATCAGAACAAGAAGTTCCTCTGTGTATCATATTCGCTGGAAAAGAAGCGAATCTATTACCTACGCTCTCAACAATTGTACCATCTTCAAATTCTGTATAACCGTTATTTGAATTTACGTAATAAATTGCTGTAGTCCATTGTTTCTTTCGTTTATCTGATAATATTTTTCCCATATCAGTATGATAATTGTTCTTGTCTACTTTATGTGTTCTATATTGTAAATTTGCTTTTATTCTCCAAATAACAAATGGATGAATAATACTTAGTATTGGATGAACAATGCCAATAGTATCCTTATCTAATATAGCATCTGGTTCAAAATAAAATGTATGAACCATTTGATTATTGTTTTTTGGTTGAGGCTTATTTAAGTTTTCATAATGTTCCGGTTCATAATCAATAGACGATATTTTCCATTTGTTTATGAATATTATATTTTTTTCAAGTTGTTCATGAATATCAGGCTCTAAAAAATTATCTAATATTTTTACCATATAATATACTCATTATTGTATGTTTGTCCCAAAGGATTAGATTCATATACACCAATAACACCACTTTCTATAAATTTTTTAATTTTAAGTAATGGCCTAGTTAAGCTCAAATATCCAATATTAATAGAAACACGATGCTTATTAGAATGTTTGGGTGGATTAGGCTTATGACACATCCATCCCGGCTGCAATAGCATCATACCTTTTTCTACTTCAATTTCATACTTATTATTCCATTCATCTTTAATTGAAAAAGTAGCTGTTTTATCAGGAACTGAAGGATAATAAACCATGTTGATTGTGTTTGCTCTTACATGATTATGCCACTCACAATAATTCTGATCTTTTGTAGAAACATGTGCCCATACATAAGAACCGAATCGTGGAACACCTCCAACAACAGTATCACTCATATTTGGAGTTTTATTTACTTTATTATTAGTTACACTATCAAGATTATCAAACCAAGATTCTGCTAACTTAAAAAATAAATTAGTTAATTTTTTTGTAACATCTGATTCAGGCAATGGAACTTGTCTTCTACAAAAATTATAATCAAAGTTCTGTATCGCACTTTCAACTAGCAAATTATTTTCTTCATTAGAAAGTTCTGTAACTTTATATTTTAAAACAAATGGGTTTCCTTTAATGATAAATTGCAGACTTTACTCCGGAATTTCTTTAGATGAAGTGATAGCTGATCCTGACACATCATACTGTGGTGTCCATTCTGCACCACCCAAAACTGTCATTATTTCTGAATATTGAAATGAGCCTGTGGGTCCTGATGCATTTACAATCATACTACAAGTATGATATAACGCAACATTTGTACATGCACATGATGATGTTACTCTAGAGTTTAATGCTGATAAACTTGTCGGCATTGAAGATCCTTCCCATTTTAAAAATGTAAGTGATCCGGTTCTATTAGTTCTGTACTTGATATTTTCACCAATGATATCTGAAGATTTTGTATTTAAACTTCCTGTATCACCAGTGCTAAATATAGTCCAATTTCTATTTGAATAATCTGACATCTTAATCCCCTTACGTGGCTACAAACCTATCGTATCCTGCTTCATAATTTTGTTTAATTTCTGCATCTGATATCTCTCTATCATAACAGTATATTGGGCCTATATCACCTTGCCAATATTTGGATTCTGTTCCAGAGCCATATCCACTATAATACCATGCTGATCCAACATGTAAATATTGTGCATTTGATGGGTCATTTGATGTAGAACCAGTATCTGTTCCTACAGACCAATCATAATCTATATTGAGTTTAAAGTTACTGTTTGCTGTAACGCGTGCACACCAAAAATGCCATTTACTATCAGCTACATTTGCACAGGTAATAGTCCGATTCTGAGTAGCATAATAATTATTATTTGTACTAGAATATAATTGTACCGTTAATTTCGCGAGACTACTGAACATTCCCATATAAATCCCAGTGGTGGGCACATAACTGCTATATTGATAGTGTTTGCTTCTATTCATCAGCATCCTATCTCCAGTACCAGTAGCTCTAGCCCAGCAACACCAAGTAAACGGCCAGTTTAGTTTCATATAACTTCCATCATATACTTGATCATTTGATCCATCAAGTGTTAAGTACCCTTTTAATTTTTGATGATCTGTCTCAACACCGTAACTTGTCATATTTTGTTTTGCCCAATC